CAGGTGTTCTACAACACCCGCCTGGGCCTGTCGTACAAGAATTCGGAGACCGTGACCACGGCCAAACAGCTGCGCGACAGGGCTGAGAAATACCCGCTGCGCGTACTGCCCGACGCGGCCCTGGTGGCCATCCTGACGGCTGACACCCAGCCCAACCGCTTGGAGGTGCAGATCGAGGCCTGGGGGCCTGGCCTGGAGCATTGGGTGATCGACTATATCGTCCTCAACGGCGCGCCCACCGACCCGCCCGATACGCCGGGCAGCGTGTGGCAGCGCCTGGACGAGATCCGGCGCACGCCGCTGCTTCACGCATCGGGCCGGCCCATCATGATCAGCGCCTATGGCATCGATGCCGGTGGCGCGAACACGCAGGATGTCTACAACTACGGGTCAGCGCGCCGCACCTTGAACTGCACGGTGCTGCATGGTTCCTCGCGCCCGAACAAGCCCATCATGGGCAGCGCTCCCAGCCGCGTGGACATCGATTGGGGCGGCACCAAGACGCCCGGCGGCGTAGAGCTGTGGACGGTCGGTACCGACGTCGCCAAGGACTGGCTTTCCAACCGCATGCAGTTGGCCGAAGGCCCGGGCGCCATGCACTTCAACGATGCCCTGCCACCCGAATGGTTCGACCAGATGGTGGTAGAGCAGGCGCGTACGCGCTGGCAGAAGGGCCGCGCCATCCGCGAATGGGTCAAGCCCAATGGCGCGCGAAACGAGGCCTGGGACGTCAGTGTCTACAACCTTGCCATCGCCCATCAGCTGGGGCTGCACAAGTGGACCCCGTTGGATTGGCAGCGGCTGCGCGACAAGCTGATCCCCCCTATCGGCGATCTGTTCGCACCTGTACCGGCGCCAGTGCCGGCCCCCGTGCTGGCGGCGGCGCCAGTGCCCGAGCCGGTCGCGCCCGTGGCGCCCGTCCCGCAGCCTGCACCTGTGCCGGTACAGACGTCTGTACACGCCGAAGCGCCAAGCCCCGCGAGCGTGGTCCTGCCGCCGCCTGCAATGCCGCCACCGGCACCTGTCCCGCCCCCGCCGCCTGTCGCGGCCCGTTCGCCATTGCCCCACGTTGCCCGCCCGGCGCCCGTTGGCCGCCGCATTTACTCAAGAGGAATCCAATGACCCGCCACGACGATCTCCACGACCCCGAAGCCCTGCGCCTGGCAGCCCCCGCGCCCGGCCAGGACGATGAGGCCGAGCCTCACGCCGACTATGAACAGCAGAACCTGGACCAGCTGTGCGAGCGCTGGGTGGCCTGGAAAGCCACTCGGCGCTTCTACGGGCCATCGCCGAGCATGGGGTCGATCCTGGGCCAGCTCAGCGGTGCGCGCACCAGGCCGCTGCGCACAGATGGGCCGAACGCTGCCTGCAGCGCTGAGCTGGCGGCCTTCCACCTGGCATACCAGTGCCAGCCGGATGCGCTGGACAAGCGGGTGTTCGACCTCTACTACGTGCATCGGGTCACGCCCGTGAAGGTCGCCGCCTCTGCGCTGGAGATCAGCCGCCAGCACTACTACCTGGTGTTGGCCTCGTTCCGAAAGCGGCTTTACTCTGCGTCACAGGCCATTCTTGAGGAATGGAATCCAGGCAATAGCGCAGAAGTCAAGGATTAAAGTGTCAGCTCTGGATATGACAATTTAGGCCTCGCTTTGATATGACACTTTGGCCCAAAATTGGCATCAATTCAGGTAGGTCTAAAAAATCCGCCTGAGGCAGAAAACACCCTCCCGACACCCAACCGCAGCAGCGAAAGTCGGTATCAGCCCCCGGTCTCCGAAAGGAGTCGGGGGCTTTGTTTTGGAGCCTTCATTCATGCTTTCCATCCAACGCACGGGCGCCTCGATCGCTGACGTGATCGCGTCCGTGCGCGGTGTGCCGTCGCGCATGATCCCCTATGCGGCGGCCACTGCGCTTACCCGCTGCGCCAAGCAGGCGCAGACCGAGGATCTGCCGGCCGAGATGCGCAAGGTGTTCTCCAACCCCGTGCCCTATACGCTCAACGCGCTGCGCATCGAGCCTGCCAACAAGGACAACCTGATGGCGCGCGTCATGGTCAAGACCGGCGCGCATGCCCCGGGCGTCGCCCCGGAAAACTTCCTGTTCCCCGAGGTCGAGGGCGGCGTGCGCAAGCACAAGGGCCTGGAGATGGCCCTGCGCTACCAGGGCGTGCTGTCGCCCACGCAGTACGCCATGCCTGGAGCAGCAGCCAAGCTGGATGCCTACGGCAACGTCAGCGGCGCCCAGGTTCGCACCATCCTCAACGCCCTCAAGGGCATCCGCGCCGCCAGCTCCACGCGCGACCGTGCCACGGGTGCCAAGCTGCGCAAGGGCCGGCGCCTGGCCAACGACATGTTCGTAGGCCAGCCGCAGGGCGGTGTTCGGCCTGACGGCATCTGGCGGCGCGAGGGCAAGCGCCTGCGCGCCCTGTTCGTCTTCACCAGCGACGCGCCGGACTACTCGGTTCGGCTCGACTTCAGCGGCACCGTGCAGCGTGTGGCGCTGGCGCGCTTCCGCCCCGAGTTCGAGCGTGCGATCGCCGACCTGCAATCCAAAGGATCTTGGTAATGACTGATGCCGCCACTGAGCTGACGCAGGAGCGCGAGCGCCTGCAGTCCTATCTCGACGCCGAGCAACGCATCCTGAACTCGCAGGAGTACATGATCGGCAACGGACAGACCGCCAGGCGCAACCGCCGCGCCGATCTCGAGCAGGTTCGCGCAGGCATTGAGCAGTGCCGCGCCAATATTGAGCGCCTGCAGGGCCGGGCCGGCCGCGTGCGCCGCGTCGCTTACCTGTCGCCCCGGTAAACCGCCATGGAACTCAATCTGCTTGACCGCGCGATTGCAGCGGTGGCTCCGGGCTGGGCGGCCGATAGGGCGCTGTCCCGCGCCAAGATCCAGACGCTGGGGGCAATGCAGGCAATGGGCGGCGAGATGCCATCCGCCGGTTCTGCCTCTCCACGCCGCTTCTGGAGCCCGCGTCCCCGGGATGCTCGGTCGGACACGATGCGCCAACTGCCTTTCCAGCGTGGCGCCTCGCGCGAGCTGGCGCGCACCAGCCCCATCGCCGTGGGTGCCATCAACACCAACATCGACCGGGTCGTGGGCACAGGCCTGGCGCTCAGCGCGCAGCCGAATCTGGCGGTGCTGGGCTGGTCGCGCGATCGCGCGCTGGCCTGGAAAGCCAAGGTGCAGCAGGAATTCAGCCTGTGGGCCGACAGCACCGAGTGCGATATCGAGGGCAAACAGAATTTCTACCAGCTGCAGGCTCTGGTGCTGCGGTCGGCGCTGGAAAGTGGCGACTGCTTCTCGCTGCTGCCTGATGGCGAGCGCACGGCCACCCAGCCCTACGAGCTGCGCATCCAGGTGCTGGAAGCCGATCGCGTCGGCAACCCCGGTGGCAAGGCCGACAGTGACACCGTCGCCGGCGGTGTACGCCTGAACGCTCACGGTGCACCAGAGGCCTACCACCTGTACGACAAGCACCCGGGCAGCGGCTTGCCGGCAGTGGGTGGCGCGTACAGGGGCGAATGGATCGAACGCCTGGGTCGCAGCGGTCGCCGCCGCATGCTGCACCACTTCCGCTGCCTACGCCCGGGCATGCCCCGGGGCGTGCCTTACCTGGCGCCCATCATCGACTGCATCAAGCAGATCTCGCGCTACACCGAGGCCGAGATCATGGCGGCGGTGCTAACCGCCTACCTCACGGTGTTCATCGAAGCACCAGGGGGCAACGCGGCGCCGGTATTCGACGGCACCAGCTCGACCCACTCCGAGGCCCCGGCCGACATCGCCCTGGGCCAGGGCGCGGTCATAGGCCTGCAGCCTGGCGAGAAGGTCCAAATGGTGAACCCGGTGCGGCCGAATCCGAACTTCGAGCCCTTCATCCAGGCCGTCATCAAGCAGATGGGCATCGCCCTGGGCCTTCCCTTCGAGCTGCTGACCAAGCAATTCAACGCCAGCTATTCCGCGAGCAAGGCCGCGCTGCTGGATGCCTGGGTGTACTTCCGCAGCGTGCGCTACTGGCTTTCGCTGAGCTTCTGCCAACCCGTGTTCGAGACCTGGCTGGCCGAAGCCGTGGCCATTGGCCGCGTGCCCGCGCCGGGCTTCTTTGCCGACCCGCTGCTGCGCTGGGCCTACACGCGGGCCGCATGGCCGGGCGACAGCATGGGCAGCATCGATCCCAAGGCCGAGGTGGAGGCCTACGTCGAGGCCATCGACGCGCGGCTGATGACTCGCGAGCGTGCCGAGTGGGAACTGTTCGGCAGCGGATGGGATGAGACCTACGACCAGAAGCTGGCCGAGTACGAGCGACTGGTCAAAGACGGAATGCTGCCCACGCCCAAGGCCGGCGCTGCGGCGCCCCAGCAACCCAAAACAACCCCTCCGAAACAAGCCCCCCAGGAGCAGGAATGAGCACTGATCTCGCCCCCTTGACCGAGTCCCACCACCACCGCCGCCGCATGGTGTTCGACCCGACGATCAACCTCGGTCACATGCTGACCTTCGTCGGCTTTCTGGTGGCCGGTTTTTCTGCGTACAGCACGCTGGACAAGCGCGTCAGCGTCACCGAGATCCAGGCCACCGTTGCCATCGAGCGCATGCGCGAGCAGGACTCGCGCATGAAGGAAACGCTGACGGACATCCGACGCGACGTCAAGGATCTGCAGAAGTCCATGAACGATGTGAACCGCTACCTGAGCAGCGGGCCGAGCAGGGGAGGCTGACACCATGACGCTGCACGACATGATCCTTGGCGCCTGGGCCATCGAGCCGGGCATGCTGCGGGAGATCCAGGGCATCTACGCCATGCATCTGCGCGGCGAGAAGCTGGACCTTGACGCCATCGAGGCCCGGCTGGGCCGGCCGCTGGCGCACGAACAGCAGGAGTACGAGGTCTTGCCCGGCGGTGTGGCGCTGTTGAAGCTGTCCGGTGTGATGGCCCCCAAGGCCAACCTGTTCATGCGCGTGTCGGGCGGCATCAGCACCCGGCAGGCCACGCTGCAGATCGAAAGCGCCCTGGCAGACGCGCGGGTGCGCAGCATCGTGGTAGCGATGGATACGCCCGGCGGCAACGTGATCGGCGTGCCGGAGTTTGCCCAGGCCATCCACGATGCCGGTGCCATCAAGCCGCTGGTCGTGCACGCCAGCGAGATGCTGCTGAGCGCGGGCATGTGGTCCGGCAGCGGCGCCAACGCCATCTTTGTCAGCGGCTCTGTCGTCAGCGTGGGAAGCATCGGCGTGGTGGTGGACCGCGAGTTCGACCCCTCGTCTCGCGTGCAGCAGGAAAGCATCACAGCGGGCAAATACAAGCGCTTGTCCAAGCCGAACGAGCCCCTGTCCGATGAGGCCCGGGCCGTTGTCCAGGCGGACGTCGACTACGTCTACACGCTGTTCGTGGACGACGTTGCGCGTAACCGGGGCGTCAGCGCCGAGCAAGTTCTCGAGCACATGGCCGATGGCCGCGTGTTCCGTGGCCAGCAGGCCATCGATGCGGGGTTGGTGGACGGTGTCTCCACCCTCGACGCATTGCTGGACCGCATGGCCGCAGATCCCACCGAGTTCGCATCGCGCCGCAAGGCCGTGATCAAGCCGGTGGCCCCGTCAGCAAGCGCCGGTGCTGCGCCCAAAGACAAAACCTCAACCCGTGATCCAAAGGAAACAGCAATGTCCGATTCCATCACGCGTGCGTCTTTCGAGCAGGACCACGCCCCCCTCTTCGCGGCCATCAAGGCCGAATTCATCGTCTTGGGCGCTGCCCAGGAGCGCGACCGCATCAAGGCGGTCCTGGCCGTGGGCGAGGGCCTGCCCGGCCACGAGGAACTGCTGCAGGGCCTGGCCTTCGACGGCAAGACCTCGGCTGCCGACGCCAGCCTGGCGGTGCTGGGCGCTGAGAAGGCGCTGCGTGCTGCTGCCATCGAGGCCCACAAGCAGGATGCGCCGCCAGCTGCCAAGGGCAGCGCCGCCCCGGCCGACAAGGGCGAAAAGACCAAGGCGCAGCAGGTCGAAGAGGCCAAGGCCGTGGCGAAGGAGCAGGGCATCAGCCTCGTCGCCGCGCTCAAGGAACTGGGCTACGCCAGCTGAGCGCCCGGATCGTCAACCCCCTCACTAGGAGCACAACATGCCCTCCGGGAACATTTCCACTCTGACCCTCACCGTGGTGGCCAGCGCCGCCGTCTCGGCCGAACGCTTCGTCACGCAGTCCGGCGGCTATCCCGCCGCCGGCGGCGTTGCCTTCGGTGTCACGCGCACCAGCGCAGCCCAGGCCGGTGATCTGCTGCCCGTCGATGTGCAGGGCACTTCCATCGTCGAGGCGGGCGCTGCCATCTCCCTGGACGCTGCACTCATGGTCGATGCGCAGGGCCGCGTCGTGCCTTTGACCGTGGGCAGCAAGAGCCCTGTGGCCCGAGCGCTCGGCACAGCTGCCGCAGCGGGCGAGCGCATCGAGGTGCTGCTGGTTCCGTCCGCCGGCCTGGTCAGCGCTGCCGCCTGATCCATCCCATCCCTGAATCACTCTCTGGAGAAACTCATGCCGCAACCCAACCTTTCCGATCTCCGCGTCGTCGATCCCATCCTCACCGAGGTGGCGCGGGGCTACGGCTCGCCAAATGCCAAGATCGCCAGCATTCTGTTCCCCATCGTGCAGGTCGGCCAGCGAGCCGGCACTATCCTGGTTTTCGGCCCTGAGAGCTTTCGCCTGGTGAACACGGCACGTGCGCCCGGTGCAAACACCAAGCGCATCCAGCTGGGCTATGCCAAGGGCAAGTACTCGCTGGTGGATCACCGCCTGGAAGGCCAGGTCCCCATCGAGAATGAAGAGGAAGCACAGGCCGTTCCCGGCATCGACATGGGCGCCATGGCGGTCAACACGGTGCAGGACGTGATGGCCAATGAGCGCGAGAAGCTCGCCGCCGATTTGGCTCGCAACCCTGCCAACTACCCCACGGAAAACAAGACGGCCTTGTCCGGCTCCAGCAAGTGGACCGACCCCAACAGCAACCCAGCCGAGGATGTCAACGAGGCCAAGGAAGTGATCCGCAAGAAGATCGGCAAGAAGCCGAATGTCATGACCGTTGGCCCCCGGGTGTTGTCGGCGCTGCGCAACCACCCCAAGATCCTGGACCGCATCAGCGTGACGGTGGACCGCGTGCCGGCGACCATCGAGCAGTTGCAGCGCCTGCTGGAGATCGACCGCATCGTCGAAGGCGAAGCCACCTACTACGAGGGCAGCGAATTCAAGGACATGTGGGGCCTGGACGCCATCCTGGCCTACACCACGCCGGCCTCGATGCAGCAGCGGGGTTCGCCGAACTACGGCTACACGTACCAGCTCAAGGACCGTCCCCAAGTCGAAGAGCCGTACTTCGACAAGAACACGCAGACGTGGTACTACCCCGTCTCCGACGCCTACAGCCCCGAGCTGGTCGGCGCCACAGCGGGCTTCCTGTTCCAGGGCGCGGCAGCGTAACGGCCATGCCGAAGTACACCGTACTGTCGCCCGTCAAGCATGACGGGAAGCGCCACAGCGTGGGCAGCCCCATCACGCTCAAGGCCGACGAGGGCGCGGCCCTGGTCGCGCTGGGCGTGCTGGAGGACCCAGCGATCGACGCAGCCCGTGCTGCAGCCGAGAAGGCCGAAGCCGCGCGCCTGGTGGCCGAGAAGGCTGCTGCGGAGCAGGCCGAAGCCGAGCGCCAGGCAGCCGAGAAGGCTGCTGCGGAGCAGGCCGAGGCCGAGCGCCAGGCTGCCGAGAAGGCTGCTGCGGAGCAGGCCGAAGCCGAGCGCCAGGCTGCCGAGAAGGCTGCTGCGGAGCAGGCCGAGGCCGAGCGCCAGGCTGCCGAGAAGGCTGCTGCGGAGAAGGCCGAAGCCGAACGCCTCGCTGACGACAAGGCCAAGGGCGGGAAGGCCTGACCATGCTGGACCTCGACCGCGACCTGCGCGAGGTGTTCTACGGCGACGACTTCGCCCTGACGTTCTCCATCGAGCGACAGGGCGCAGTCGTGGGCTCGGCCGCAGGGATTCTCGGCGTCATAGACGACGAGGCCCTGGATGGCCGGGTCTTCGCCGCAGAGAGGACGCTGCGGCTGCCCTCGATGCACGAACTGCTCGAGCGCGATGTGCTGATCATGCTGGCCGATGAGCCCACCATCGGCGTGCGGGTCGGCGACCGTTTTCGAGTACTGGCCGAGCCGAAGCGCGTCAACGATGGATCTGAGATGGAGGCGCTGCTGGGCAGCGTGCAGCCATGAGCCAGCCCCATCCTGACGTGCTGCGCTATGGCGCGCCTTTCGTGATCGGACGCACCATCTACCAGGCGCTGCAGGCCGCCCCAGGTCTGCAGGGTGCTGTGTTGCGCGACAACCCCTTGGCCGCTGCCGACCTGAAGACAGGCGGGCGGGTGCTGTTCGTGGAGGACCAGGCGGACAAGCCCAGGGGCGATCAGCCCGGCCAGCGTCCCCGACGCTCCTACGGATTCTCCCTCGGTGTCATCAGCCGGGTGGAAGCCGCACGCGAGCAGGCCCATGCCGACTACCGCGTCGCCAAGCGTGCCGTGCTCGAGTGCATGCCGCTGCTCACGCAGATGGGCATCGAAATCGAGGGCGGCGGCATGGCCGAGGGCGAGGTGCGCTACCAGCTCGAAAACATCGACGTGGGCGGGGCGCTGGTGCTGGGCCTGTTCACGCTCGCCTACCGCGATCCGACATAGGCGTCGGATCGATTCAGCAGATTGCCCGCCTTGAGCGGGTTTCGTTTTTTTTGGAAGGAAATCACCATGTCCACCACAGCACGTGCCATCCTGGCCGGGGGCCTTGTCTCGCTCAACATCTGGAATACGGCCGCTCAGGCCTATGACGGTTTCGGCGAATCGCTCGACGCCGACAAGTTCGAGATCAAGCCCAATTTCGAGGAGAAGGTCTCCGAATCCCGCTCCCACCTCGACTACGGCCAGGCCCGGGCGTCGGTGGTGCTGCCCAAGCCCACCGAGATCACCGTCGAACTGTCGGCCGCCAGCGTTGCTGCCATGGCCATGCAGTTCCAAGGCCTTGTGGAAACGGTCACGCAGGGTTCGGGCACGCTGACCGACCAGAACTTTGTTGTCAGCGCCGTGGGCGTTTGGCTGCCTGTGGGTAAACGCAATCTGAGCGACCAGGGCTTCGCGGTCAAGCCCGCAGGAGCTGGGGATGACTATGTCCTTGGCACCCACTACGAAGTCAACTGGCTGCGCGGGGAGATCCGCATTCTGGCAACGAATGGGGCGCCTGCGAAGGACGACACGGTACGGTTGACAGGCACCTATGCTGCTGTGGACGGCAAGAAGATCCTGGGCGGACGTGTTACCCAGGTGCGCTGCCAGGCCCGCTTCGACGGAAAGAACATGGTGGACGGCTCGCCGATCGAGGTGGACGTTCACGAATGCGTGCTGGGCGCCAACAACGGCTTCGACTTCCTTGGCTCGGACTACTCGGCAATCACCCTGACCGGGAAGATCGTCACGCCGGCGGGCAAGACCGAAGGCTACGAGGTCCGTTTCCCGACCGCAGGCGACTGATCAGCGGCGCGGTGCAGACGTCTGTACCGCGCCCATCAGCAGCAGCACCGGCCATCCCACCACCACGGTGGCGATGGCCCCGGCGCCGATCGCCATCAGGCGCTCGGAATCCAGCCACAGGCCCAGCAGGGCCAGCGGCAATCCCGCGCACACCAGTGCGATGCACCAGATCAATCCTCTCATCACCTGACCTCTGAGCGCCAACATGGCTGACCCAAAGATCAAATACGACATCGAAGCCGCCGTCAAGGGCGAGGCCGATGCCGAGCAACTGGCGAAGACGCTGCGGGATGTCGGGGATGTGCTCGAGGGCGATCTGCAGAAAAGCGCCCAGGACGCAGCCCAGGCCCTCGAGGCGCTGGGCGCCAAGCAGCGGGCGCTGAACGAATTCGGGGCACTGAAGCTGCAGACGCAGTCTCTGTCGCAGGAGTTTGAAAAAGCCGTCTCCACCGTCGATCGCCTGGGCAACGAGCTGCAGGAAGCGGGCGGCAAAACGCAGACACTCGCCACCGCCGAGAAGACAGCAACGACTGCCACCCAGCAGGCCCAGGCCGAACTGCAGCGCAAGAAAGACGCCCTCAAGGCCGTGCGCGATGAGACCACGGGTACAGCCAGGCGCACGGACGACTACCGCAATACTGTTGCGGGCCTGAAGGACGGCATCAAGGCTGCGACCGCCGAGCTGAAGTCTCAGCAGGCCGGCCAGCGCGAAGCGGCCCAGGCGGCGACTACGGCGCAGAACGCCGAGGCTGCCCTGCGCAAGGAATATGACCTGGCCATCGGCAGCGCCGCGAAGCTGTCGAGCGAGCTGCGCGTCAAGAACGGCACACTGGCCGCCGTTCGGGACCAGATGCAGGCCGTGGGCCTGAGCACCACGAACCTGACTGCTCAGGAGCGAAACCTGCAGGGCGCTGTCCAGCAAGTCCGCGAGGCCGTGGCTGCAATGGCGCCGGCCTACCAGCAGGCCGCTGCAGCATCGTCGCAGTCCACCCAGGTGCAGGCAGCGAACCAGCGCACGCTGCGCGAGGGCATGTCATCGATCAGCGCGCAGCTGCAGCGCATCCAGCAGATCGCCACGCTGGCGATTGGCGGTGGCTACTTCGGGGGTCTGATCAAGGACGTGGGCGCGACGGCCGACGAATTCAAGAACCTCGAGGCCCGTGTCAAGCTCGCCACGGGTGAAGGCCCACTGTTCGAGAAGTCCTTCGGCGGCGTGCAGCGCGTGGCCCTGGCGACAAACAGCTCGCTGGAGGAAACCGGCAACCTGTTCGCGCGCCTGACCAAAGCCTCGCAGGAGGGCGGCATGGCTGCAGCCGCCGCGCAGGAGCGGGCGCTGCGCCTGACGACCACCATCAACCAGGCCACGCAGCTGTCGGGCGGTGCAGCCGAGTCCGCCAAGGCTGCGCTGACACAGCTGATCCAGGGCCTGCAGTCAGGTGTGTTGCGCGGCGAAGAATTCAACTCGGTCATGGAGCAGGCTCCGCGCCTGGCCGAGGCGCTGTCCAAGGGCCTGAACGTCACCACGGGCGAGCTGCGGGAGATGGCCGGGCAGGGCGCCCTGACGGCGGAAACCGTCATGAAGGCCCTGGAGGGCCAGGCAGATGTCGTGGCGCGCGAGTACGGCAAGCTGCCGCCCACCGTGGGCCGTGCCCTGCAGAATCTTTCCACGCAGTGGACCCTGTATGTGGGCGCAGCCGACAAGGGGCTGATCAGCAGCACGAACGCTGCAAAGGTCATCGACGCCCTGGCCGGCAACCTCGACATCCTGGTCAACACGCTGACGATGGCGGGCAAGGTCTGGGGCGCCATGCAGATCGCCAAGATCGCCGAATGGTTTGCAGGCTGGGCCGCCAAGACGATCGCGGCCACCCAGGCGGTCGAGGCCAATAGCGTGGCCACGACCGCCAACACGGCCGCGCACCGTGCCAATGCCATCGCTGTCAACGCCAGTGCGGCGGCCCAGGCTGCAAACGCTGCGGCCTCCGCCACCAGTACCGCCGCCCAGACAGCGAATGCCAAGTCCTGGGGTGAGCTGGGCAATGCCCTCAAGGGCGTGAATGGCAGCCAGGGGGAGTTGCAGCGGCAGACGGCGCAGACCACGGCTGCCCTCGACGCATCGGCGGCAGCCAAGGGACGCTTTGCTGCAGCAGCGGCCTCGGCAACTGGAAATGTGGGCCTTTTGGGCCGAGGCGTGGGCGCGCTCACCGGCCTGCTGGGCGGCCCGCTGGGCTTGGGCGTCGCGCTGACGTTTCTGGCGCCGGAGATTCAGCGCCTGGGCGTGTGGTTGGGCGAGACCGCTGCAAAGGCCATGGGCTACGGCAAGTCGCTGGAAGAGGCCGAGCGCCAGTCGCGCCTGTCTGAGGAAGCCGCCAAGCAGCATGCCGAGGCGCTACGCCGCCAGGCTGTGGCCCTCGAGGAAGTCCGCAACCGAAGCTTTGACCTCAGCAAGGAGTCGACGGGACTGATCGGCCAGTTTGACAAGCTGCGCAAGGAGGGCGATACGGCGGCCGAGGCCATCGCAAAGATCGGTAAGGATTTTGATCTGGGATCGGCGCCGGGCATCCGCAACGCCTCGGCCGTGCTGGACAAGCTGGTCGCGGACGGAAAGATCAGCGCGAGCGAATTCCAGGGCGCCTGGGCCAAGGCGCTGGACGGGCAGGATCTCATGAAGTTCGAGATCCTTGCGCGCCAGGCCTTTGCCACGGCGGGCAGCGAGGCCAAGAAGCTAGGCAAGCAGATCGAAGACGCCATCAAGTCGGGCGCCTCTGAGGAAGTCGTCAACGGTCTGCGCCAACGCCTGCAGGGTGCCCTCGCGGCGGCCACGCGCGAGGGNGAGCGCGTGGCCGAGATGATGGACAACGTCCTGCGGGCAGCCGTGCAGCGCACGGGGCTGGAGTTCACGGCGCTGGAGGGCGGCATTGGCAAGGCGTCGCGCAGCGCGCTGAATGATCTTGATGTCGTGATCCGGGGTCTCGACCGCCTCAAGCAGCAGGGTATTGACACCGGCCGCGTGCTCGAGGCCAGCCTGGTCAAAGCCATCAACACCGCCGACAGCCAGAAGGCCCTCGACGAGGTGCGCGTGCGCGTCGAGCAGCTGCGCAAGGTCCTGGGCGACAAGGTGGCGGACGGACTCCTCGACCAGGCGAAGACCAAGGCGGTGGAATTGTCCGATGCCCTGGACAAGGCCAAGCCCGGCATCAACAGCCTGCGCGAGGCCATGAAGGCGCTGGGCGTCACGTCCGATGAGGCGCTCAAGCAAGTGGCGACCAGCTCACGCTCTGCCTTTGATTTCATGGTGTCCTCCGGCAAGGCGAGCGCGCGGGAGCTGAGTGAAGGCTTCAAAAAAGCGGCCGAAGATGCGATCGCGGCAAACAAGGGTATTGCGCCCGAATGGGTCAAGTCGGCAGCTTCAGTACGCGGCTTCAAGATTGAGGTCGACGATGCGGGTCGCGCGACCCTCAAGTCAGTCGGGGACATTGGCCGTTCGGCCAAGTCGGCCGGCGATCAGTTCAAGGATCTGGGGCGCACCGCTGCAGACGTTCTGCGCAGCATGGGCATCGAGGCAGACAAGGTCTCCGACAAGGTCCAGCAACTGGTCAAGCAGGGGCAGATGCTAAGCGCAGCCTTCCAGCAGAGGCAGGACAACCGCAACCGCGAGCTCGACGACTCCAAGTACATGAACAGGGGCACAACCGCTGCCCAGGATCTTGTGCCCACGTTCAACAGCCGGGAGGAGGCCGAGGCCTGGAAACAGGCATGGCTGGAGCAGTACGAGCGCGACAACCCGTTCCGTACAACGGCTGGTCAGTTGGGCAACTACATGCGCGATCTCACCATGTTCGAGTTTGACCGGGAGCTTGACGCGCTGAAGATCCGCGAAGCCATGGAGACCGCCAAGAAGAAGGCCGAAGGCGGGGCTGGTGGCGGCGGTACTGGCGGCGGTGGGGAAGGCGGCGGCGGTAGTGGTGGTGGTAGTGGCGGGCGCATCGACCGCATCGTGAACATCTACATCGGCAACAGCATGGCCTACCCCGTTCCCACAAACCTGACGGGCCAGCAGTCCATCGAGGCGCTGGCCCGTGAGGTGCTGCGCGTGATCGAGCAGCAAAAGATCCAGTTGGGAGCCTGACCTCATGAGCATTTATTTGTCCAACGGCGCCCAGGTGCTGGAGCTGCCGCGTGACCTGATCTGGGTGGATGAGCTGACCTGGTCGAAGGTCTCTCAGAAGACCGAGCGCGGCATCTTTGGCACGCTGGTCATCGATGCCATGGCCCGCAACGGGGGCCAGCCGATCACGCTTCAGGGCGACGGCGATAGCGCGTGGATCTCACGCGCCACGCTGCGCACGCTCAAGGCCTGGTCCGGCATTCCCGGGCTGCGCATGACGCTGCGCATCCTGGCCGAGGAATTCGAGGTCGTCTTCGACCACGGTGATGCCGAGCAGACCCGCGCCATGGCGATGCAGTCGGTCATCGAATACAGCGATCCCGAAGACGAGGACTACTACTGCAGCCTTGTGCTGCGCTTTATCGAAGCGAGCGAAACCCTATGACCATCAAAGACGGCGACATCCGCCTGCTCGAATCCAAGGTGATGACCGATGACGCCAACGGCGGCGGCGGCCCCACGGGCAATGTCATCCCCTGGGGCAAGAGCAATGGCGTCTTCGAGGACATCACCGAGGTCGACCGGGCCGGCGGCGACGTGTCCATCCGCCAGGTGCATGCGGCGGTGCAGACCCCGACGACCGAGCCGCTCATGGACACCAACATCATTGTCTCGGCCGTGCCCAACGACCCGAATGTGTCCATCACCATCGCGCCCTGCGGCGTGTTCGCGCGTCGTTCGGAGATCGCTGCGGCCATCGCTGCCTACCTCATCCCAGGCACGGAGTGGGGGGGCTATCTGCTGGAGAACCACGTCCAGGGCCAGGCTTCAATCAAGATATTCCACCGGCCCGGCACGCCGGCGCCGACCATCGGCCGCACGCTGATCCTCGTCTACAACGAGGGGCTGGCCAGCCAAGTGCTGCAGTACGTGCGCGTGCTGCGCGCCGAGACCGAGACCCTGCAGTTCAGCTATTCGTCCAGCGGTGGCTACACCGACTACACGGCCAGTGTCACTACGTGCGAAATCACCCCCAGGCTGCGCAGCGCCTTCCCCGGATCACCGCCGAACCGGGGCTACGCGATGGACGCCAGCAAGACCCGCATTCGGGACACCACCGTCGCGGATGCGGCCAGCTTCTACGGCGCCCAGCCGGTGACGGCGGCTGTGCAGCTGGGCGAGAGCATGCTACGCGTTGCCAGCATCTACACCCAGCTGGTGCCCAACTCCCGAACCGAGACCGCGGCACTGGACCAGCGCCCGGCCGGCGTGCGAGAACTGGTACTCGCAACCTCGCCGCGCGAGATCCGCGTGCCCAATGCGCCGCACACGCGCCGCATCAAGGTCGGCCAGGAAAACCGCAGTTTCAGCTGGGTGGCCATCCTCAAGCCATTTCCGGCGCCGAACACCCTGGTGGTCTCGTTCCAGGTGATGGGCGTCTGGTACACCGCATCCGACAACGGTCAGGGCGAACTGACCGGCTCGGCCGTGGGCACTGTCAACTATGCGAACGGCTCGGTGTCCGTGACGCTGCCTGCGCTGCCTGATGTGGGCAGTTCCATTATTTTCCAGTGGGGCGAGGCCTCGGC